TAAAGCGGTAATGACTGCGTATACTAGTGGCAGCGTTACTGTTACTGTTGTTGCTTCACGGTATGGGAAGTAGATATAATGGCTCGTCCTTCTAATCACGATATTCTTGCGCGTTACCGCAAGAAAATATCTAGTTCTAAAAAATGGCGCAAAGAAGAATCGTATGATGAAACTTGGAAGCGTCTAATAGATCTGTATCGTGGACGACACTACGAACATTTTACTGACGAAGATCGCATCTTGGTCAACATGGCGTTCTCTACCATCAATGTGATTGCACCATCTATTGCTGTTAACTATCCCAAGATTACTGTTGCTGCTATCAATCCTGAGAACGCTGATAATGCTATTATTTCTGAGGCTGTAGTTAACTATTGGTGGCGGCATCGTGACATTAAAGGTCAGTTCCGTCGTGGTGTTAAAGACATGCTCATTGTCGGTCATGCTTGGATGAAGGTCGGCTACAAGTATGTTGAGGAAGAACGGATTGGTGACGACGAAGATGTCAACGATCCTAATGTTCCTGAGAACTATACGCAAACAACATATAATGTTCTTGAGGACGCTCCATTCGTGGAGCGTGTCTCACCTTTTGATATCTTTGTTGATCCTGATGGTACCAACATGGATGATATTAAATGGATTGCTCATCGTGTCCGTCGCCCCATTAGCGATGTGCGTACTGATCGTCGCTACAATAAGTCTGCACGAGAAGATGTTAGTGCCGTATCATTCTCACGCTACAGCACTGATGAACCTACTCATCGTAAGATCAATGATCGTGATGAGGGTTATGCTGACATCTTTGAGTTTTATGATCTACGAAATGATACTGTTAGTGTGTTCGCTGAAAGTGCTGACACATTCCTAATCAAACCACAGAAGATGCCTTATGCTTTTGGTCATCCTTTTGTGATGCTACGCAACTATGATGTCCCTGATCAGTTCTATCCTATTGGTGATCTTGAGGCTATTGAACCACTACAACGAGAACTAAATAGTACACGCTCACAGATGATGAATCATCGTAAGCGTTACGCTAGAAAGTATTTGTTCCGCGAGAACGCTATTGACTCCAATGGTCGTGCTGCTATGGAATCAGACGAGGACAATGTTATGGTCCCCGTTATTGGCGACATGCCGCTAGGTGATGTCGTAGCACCGTTCCCCGCATTGATTAACCCACCCGAGTTCTACAATCAGTCATCCATGATTGAGGCTGACATCAACTCCATCAGTGGCGTTGGTGAGTTTATGCGTGGTGGTGTTTCTGAGATTCGTCGTACTGCCACAGAAATTGGTGCTATGCAAGATGCTGCTAATGCGCGTACTGCAGATAAGTTGGCTACCATTGAACGCGGTGTTGCACAGATTGGTCGTCGTCTACTGGGACTATCTCAGCAGTTCCTAACAGGAACGCAGACTGCTCGTATTCTAGGTAGAGATGGTCAGCCTGTTTGGGTCAAGTATGATCGTGACTACATTGCTGGCGACTTTGACTTTGATGTTGTTGGTGGTTCAATGATGCCGAACAACGAGTCTGCTCGTCGTTCGCAAGCCCTAGAGTTGGTGAACTCAATGGCTCCGTTTGCTAGTGCTGGTATCGTGGACATGGGCAAGTTGGCTGCATATGTTCTGCAAACAGGTTTCGGTATTAAGAACCCCGAATCATTCTTGTCCGCGCCTAAAGTAGAAGAACCTATGGCTCCACCTGTTTCTGCAGAAACTGGTGGTCAACCGCCAATGCCACCTATGCCCCCTGAGATGGGCGCACCACCTATGGGTGGTTCGCCTATGGATGGATTGCCACCCGAGTTGCTGGCTATGCTTGCTAGTGGTGGTCAACCACCTATGGGTGGTATGCCACCTATGGGCGTATAATACCGAACGATATTCCTATATGTAGAGCAACCATAATTGGACTCTAGTATTGGAGAAATCTAGTGGATAACATAGAAGCCGTATCAGCCGCCCCCGAGTCGGGACAAGTGGAAGCAACGGAAGTTGGTAGTGTAACTGAGCCTAGTGCGCCTAGTTATGATTATGTCAATGTAGATGACTTTGGTGACAAGTATGTCAAAGTTAAAGTTGATGGATCTGAACTGGATGTACCAATCAAGGAAGCACTTAGTGGATACCAGCGTCAAGCGGATTATACTCGCAAGACACAGGAATTGGCTACCCAGCGAGAGAGCCTACAGTTTGCTCAAACGATAGCAACAGCATTGGAAAAAGACCCAACAGGTACATTGGATTTGTTGAGTCGGCATTATGGAGCAGGTCAGCCTGCCAACCAGCCACCTGCTGTGCCTGAGTTCGCAGACCCTTTGGAACGGCAAGTGTGGGAACTGAATCAGAAGATCCAATCTTTTGAGCAGGTTCAAGCGCAAGCCCAACTGGAGAAAGAAGTCAATAGGTTAGGTAATCAGTACCAAGATTTTAATGCACCTGAAGTTATTACTCAAGCATTGCGTATGGGGACAGATGATCTAGAAGCAGTTTATAAGCAAATGTCTTATGATCGGCTTGTTAGAGAAGTGGACATGATGCGTCAGGCACAGAATGGTAACGCTGCTCAGGAGCAGGCAATCGTGGATGCTAAGCGCAATGCGGCTTTTGTTGCTGGCGGATCATCTGCTAATGGTGCGGGGACAGAACCTACTGGAAAAATATCATCTGTTGAGGACGCATGGCTCGCGGCTAAACGGCAGATGGGAATGTAAACACTAAACAACCCTAATATACTGGAGAAATTATTATGTCAAACGCTAACTTTGATGCGCTGCTCTCAACGACGCTCGCTAAATACCGTGATCAACTCACAGACAATGTGTTCACAGCACGCCCATTAACCTACTTCTTGACCGACAAGGGTCGCATCCGTATGATTGACGGTGGAACGAAGATTGTTGAACCGTTAATCTACGGTCAGAACAGCACCGTTGCATCGTACTCAGGTTACGATACCATTGGCTTGACTGCACAAGATGGTATCACTGCCGCAGAGTTTGAATGGAAGCAGTACGCTGCGTCTATCGCAATCTCAGGTATTGAAGAAGCCAAGAACAACGGCGATGCCGCAATCTTGAATCTATTGGAAGCCAAAGTTATGCAGGCTGAAGAGTCATTGCGTGAAGGTTTCAACACCATGTTCTATGGTGACGGTACTGGTAACAGCGGAAAAAACTGGAACGGTCTTGGTAACCTCGTTGAGGCTAGCGGTACTGTTGGTGGAATCAACCGTGCTACAGCAGGTAACGAGTACTGGCGTTCATACGAGGAAAACACCGCTGGTGCTTTGACCTTGGCTCAGATGAACACCGCTTACAACAGCGTGTCTGTTGGTAATGACCATCCTGACATGGTTCTCACCACGCAGACTTTGTACGAAAAGTACGAATCGTTGTTGCAGCCGCAACTCCGTTACACCGACACCAAGACTGCAGATGCTGGATTCCAGAACCTGTTGTTCAAGGCTGCTCCCGTAACTTATGATGTTGGTTGTACTGCTGGCGTTATGTACTTCTTGAACAGCAAGTACCTGACCTTGGTTGGTCACTCAGGCAAGTGGTTCTCACAAACCGAGTTTGTGCGTCCCGAAAACTTGGATGCCAAGTATGCTTTGATTATGTGCTACGGTAACCTTACGGTTCGTAACGCTAAGAAGCAAGGTAAACTTACCGCTAAGACTGCGTAAGTTATCTTTAGTGGTCACTGCCGAGGGGATGAAGCCCCTCGGTACACCTCTGCTAGTAAGTGCTAGTTGAACAAGAATCCCTAGGAGAATATCATGAAACCAAAGCCCGATGGTGGTAAGAAAAAGAGTGCAGGTTCGCCGCTTGCCGCTGCTCAGCGTCAAATCATTTCTAGTTACGCCAAAGGTGCCGCTGGTGCTAGTCGTGATGCTTCCACTAAAAAGCAAATGGGTAAGGCTGGCTTGGCTAAACTCGGTTCAAGTCTTAGGGCTGAAGATGTCAAGGGTAAGGGTCGTTCAGCAGCGGCTGGTCGCCGTGTTGAAGGAATCAAGAAGTTGACTGCTGGTCAACGCAAAGCCACCAACACTGGTCGTCCAAAGAGTCTACCTAAGACGAAGTGATAACGAACGATTCGCTCATAGTATGAGCAAATCGCAATCAGTTCCAGCGCACTCCTATTATGGGGTACCGCAAACATCACAGTCATTAAGTTCCGTTAGAGGCGCGCGTTTAGCCGCCGCTAGCGGACCTTATATTGGTCGTGGAACTAAATGCCTTGGTAATGAGGATACTTGTGGATCTCAGCGTGCCAAGGGTACCGAGTTCTGCATTGGTCATTTGAAGCAGAGCATTAACAAATCTAATGTTTCTGTAGAAACTACTGAAACTGAGGAATAATGGCTCAAGTTAGAATGACTAGAACGGACATCATTAATTCTGTCCGCGCAATAACTGAGTTGGACGCATCCGATGTTTCGGATGCTGTCCTACAGTTGTATATCCGTGATGGGTATAATCGTATTATTGATTTGGAGCGACGATGGAACTTCCTAGAAGTTTCATTTAGCATGGACACAACCGCTAATCAGCAAGCGTACACTATTAATGATTTTACTACTCATGATATTCGTGAGGTTGTTTCTATTCTTGATCAAGATAATGTTCGTCTAAACTATATTTCTTATGATGAGGCTGAGGAACAGTTCTTAGTTTCTGAAGAATCTTTTAGTGATCCACAGTTTTATTCTATGTGGGCTGATCAGATACATTTGTTCCCTGTGCCTTCTAGTGTTATCACTTTGCTTGTTCGTGGCTACCGCAATCCTACTGATTGGGTGACTAGTGATTCTGTTGTTGATGGTTCTGATGCGTTTGATATTCCTTTGGTGTATTATGCTGTGAGTCGGGTGTATCAGGCTCAAGAGGAAGCGCAGACTGCTGCTATCTATGAGCGTTCATTTACTGATGCTATTGCTATTGCTCGTAAAGATTTGACTAGACCCCCTAGTGCTGCTCCTACTGTGTTGGCTGGCGGTCATCGCATCCGCCGTTGGAAGGGTTCGGATTGGTCTAGTTATTCATGATTGCTGGCATTAGGGTAGATGATTTTACGGGTGGTTTGAATCTTGATTCAAACTCTTTTCGTGTTAACCCTAATCAGAGTGGCGACCTACTTAATGTTGACTTGAATCCCAAGGGTGGTGTTTCTTCTCGTTGGGGTTTCTCTAGGTTGAACACTACTGCTATTGGTGGTTTGTCTGCTGGCAGTTTTTATCCTAATGGTTTATATAACTGGTCAGGTGTTAGCAAATATATTATGCTTGCTGCTAATAATGGAATATATTATTCTAGCGGTGGTGACTTTACTAGTTTGTCTTTGACTACTAACAATGAGTTTGGTGCTAGTTTTTCTAATTGGGTTAGAGAAGATGATAGTTTTCTGTATATGGCTAGAGGTGCTGGTTATGTTACTTCTAAGTGGGATGGCACTAGTGTAACTAGTTTGACTGCTAGTGGTGGTGTTGCTGGTATTACTGAATGGCAGGAAGATCTTACTAGTCCTACGGG